CGCTTCCGCCGCTGGCTCGAACAGCTTGACCTCGATGCTGGACCGATCGAGGCGATCCACTTCGAGGAGGTGCGGCGCCACGTCGGCACCGATGCGGCCCATGTCTACGGCGGCCTGCTCGCTGTCCTTAGCGCCTGGTGCGAAGAGCATCTGGTAGCCTACCAAGGTGTGCCAGTCGGCACGATCAAGCAGTTCATCACCGGCAAGGGGAATGCCGACAAGGCCGCTGTCATTGCCGCCGTCCAGGCGAAAGGCTTTGCGCCCGCCGATGACAACGAGGCCGATGCCATCGCCATTCTGCTCTGGGCCATCGAGACCCGCGGAGGTGTGCGATGACCAGCTGGTCCATTCTCGGCCACACGGCCAAGGTTCTGGAGGAACGCCGCGACGATTACGGTGATCCCGCTGATCAGTTCAAATCGATCGCTGCTCGCTGGTCGATCACGCTCGGTATGCCGGTGACCCCGGCGCATGTGGCGCTGTGCATGATCGACCTGAAGCTGGCCCGGCTCGCCTACGATCCAGGTCACGTCGACAGCGTGGTGGATGTCATCGGCTATGCCGCCCTGCTGCGGGAGATCCGCTCATGAGCATGACCTCCCGGATCTACGACAGCGCACGGCAGCGTGATGGCGAAGAACTCAAACGAGATGGCTGGCGCAGCGGTATCCTCGCCGTCTCGGTCAGCGATCACCGCCTCAGCGCCATGGAGCGTGAAGCCCTCCGGACGATCGGCGAGCGGCTATACGGAGGCGCTCGTGGCAAAAGGACGTAAGCGCAAGAGCGGCAAACGACATCCATCCGGCAAGCTAGTCCAGCCCAGCGGTGCGGAAACCCAGCGCGAGGTGATGGCCACGGTCCTGGAAGCCCGGCAGCGCCATTACGGGGTGACAGCAAAGCAGGCCCGGGATGAACGCCTGGGCACGGCGTTGGGACGGTTGGCATTCACAGCCAGCATCACGGCCGAGCAATATGCCGCCGGCCAGAAGTACGCCGAGATCTATCACCGCCACCATGCGGTGATGGGCTGGCCGTTGCCGTTCCCGGCTTCGGTCACCGCCCTCCTGGCAAGCGATGGGGTGCTCGGTGGTGTTGGTGCACCTCCCAGCCGTGAGCTCATCGAGAAGGTGCGGCGACACTACGGTGCCGTGCTCGACGTGCTCAACTGCTGTGATCGCTATCGACTGGATGCGCCGGGCAAGGCGCCGAGCGTTGTCGCTTACCGGCTGGTCTGTCTCGACGAGGATGCGGGAGGTTGGCCGCAGGCCGATCGGCATAACCTCAGCGTTGCCCTTGATGCGTTGGCAGAACTGTTCGGTATGGCGCGGGACAGTCACCGCAAAGTGCTGACATGACGCTGGAAAATGCCTGTTTTCCTTGTTTTTCTCGACGGTCTTCGGCATTCTTCCGAAATAGAGGATTGGGAACTGCGCCCGGAGCTAACCAGCTTCCGGGCGTTGTTCTTTTCGAGGGCCTGCCCATGGCCGAACGATTGCGCGGACGCAGGGCCGTCACTCAGCGGTTGCAGCGCTTGCAGGCTGAACCGCTCTGCCGGGACTGCGCCGCCAAGGGCATCGTTCGCCAGGCCACCGTGCCTGACCACATTGTGCCGCTCACCAAGGGCGGCAGCGACGACGACAGCAACATCCGCTGTCTCTGTGCCGACTGCCACCAGGCCCGCACCGCCGAGCAGTTCCGGCTCCGCAGCACGGTCGGCACCGGGTCGGATGGCTGGCCGATTGGTTGATACGCCCGGGGGGCGGGTCGAAACTCTGGGGCCTGCGGGACGGAAACCGCGCATGGTCCAAAAAACACGCAACCGCGAGTTAGCGACCGGGGGTCAAAATCTGGAACGTCCAGCAATTCCATCTATTTGACTGGATAGCAGGTTGGAAAAGAGCGTTAGTCGTTTCACCAAAACGAAAGCGACGCAGATGACCAAGTCTACCCTTCCAACTGCCAACGAAGCCTGGGGCTTCTTCGGCACCACAGGCGGCTTCACGGACGCCCAGGCAGCCTGGACCATCGCCTTCCCGATGGTTGCCAAGGCCACCGGCGGCAGCGCGGAGGGGGTACGGGATTTTCTCGACAGCCGGCACGGACGCCACTTCGCCGACGATGTCGCGAACGGCATCCACAGCGGCATCGACCTCAAGGCTGCCATTGACGCGGCAATCACCCGCTGGATGGGCTGGACCATCAACCGCGCTACGTCGCGTGACCACGGCATTCCGGTCGGACTGCCTTACCTGACAGGCTTTGTCGGCCTCTACGAAATCTTGGCAGACGCGGAATGAGCGCGGGTGTCACCAGCACGGTCCGCCTTGCGATCCGCACGTTGCCAGAGAACTTCGACCGTAGCCGAATTGGTGTGGTGCTCGAGACGATCGAGCAGGAACTTTACGAAAGCGGCGTTTACGCCAGCGCAAGCGCTGACAGCTTCACCATCGAAATCACGGTCCGGACCGACCAGTTGCTCGACGCCGCCAAGGTGCTGAACGAGCTCGAACTGGTCTGACCCAAGGGCAATAGCCCCCATCGACCCTTTGACCTGACAATTTGACCTCGCGCCGCGAGCCTGAAGGCTTCCGCGGCCAAACACTATCCAAGGATATCTATGGATCAGAACTGGCCGGCCCAGAGCAGTGAGTTCTGGCCGATAGAGAAGATCACGCCCTATGCGCGCAACTCCCGCACGCATTCTGACGAACAGGTTGCGCAGATCGCGGCCTCGATCCGCGAGTGGGGCTGGACCAATCCGATCCTCGTTGATGAAGATGGCGGGCTGATGGCTGGCCATGGACGTCTGCTTGCTGCACGCAAGCTGGGGTTGACGCAGATTCCGACCATGGTCGCAAAAGGCTGGAGCGAGGCTCAGAAGAAGGCCTACGTCATCGCCGACAACAAGCTGGCGCTGAACGCCGGCTGGGACCTCGAACTGCTGGCCGTTGAACTCGGCGATCTGCAAGGCTTCGATTTTGATCTGATGCTGACCGGATTCTCCGACGACGAGCTATCAAAGCTGCTGGCCGAGAAGACCGATGGCCTGACAGATCCGGATGAGATTCCCGATGTGCCAATCGAGCCAGTCGCCAAGCCTGGCGATGTCTGGCTGCTTGGCAAGCACCGGCTGGCCTGCGGCGACAGCACCGATGCCGACACAGTCGCAAAGGCACTGAACGGCGTCACGCCTCACCTGATGGTCACCGATCCTCCCTACGGCGTCGAGTATGACCCGGCTTGGCGTGAAAAGGCCGGCGTTGCCGCATCCGGAACCGCCAAAGGCAAAGTTCTGAACGACGACAAGGCCGACTGGCGCGAAGCCTGGGCGCTGTTCCCGGGTGACGTCGCCTATGTCTGGCATGCAGGGCTGTTCGCCGGTGTCGTGGGTGACAGCCTCGCCGCCTGTGATCTCCTGCTGCGCTCCCAGATCATCTGGGACAAAGGCCAACTCGTGCTCTCACGCGGTGATTATCACTGGGAGCATGAGCCTTGCTGGTACGCCGTGAAAAAGGGCGCGAAGGGCCACTGGGCCGGTGACCGTAAGCAGACTACGATCTGGCACATTCCCAAGCCGAAGAAGAACGAAACCGGACACGGCACCCAGAAGCCGGTCGAGTGCATGAAGCGCCCGATCGAGAACAATTCCAGCCCGGGACAAGCGGTCTACGAGCCGTTTTCTGGCTCGGGCACCACGATCATCGCCGGTGAAATGACCGGCCGCTCGGTCCACGCGATTGAGCTCAACCCGGCCTACGTCGATGTGACTATCAAACGCTGGCAGGATTTTACCGGCAAGGCTGCAACCCTAGAAGGCGATGGCCGGACATTCGACGACATCGCTGGGATCGTCAGCAGCGATGTCCCCGCCAATACCGATCCCATCTCAGAGCCCAGCCACCCCTGACCATTGCGCAAGAAATATCGCCAGATTTCGGCGACACGCACCAAGCCGCAGTTCGTGACCCTCCGGCACCGCCTTCAGAGCGGCACTGCATTGCCGGCCCGCTAACAAGAATATGCCCTTCACGCGACACGCCAACTGGGCGGCCGATCAGCCTGACAAGCGCATCTCGAGCTTCTTCCGCTGAGGCACGCGGACATGGTTGATTGGACCTGCAGCTGCCGTCCGCTTCGCGGGCAGCGATGCCGGACAGCCGGATACGCGGACCTTCGGCGCACCAGACCGGCCCATCGCCGTCCCAGACCCGGGTCGGCGTGCAAGTAAACGTTGTGCCCTGCGGTGCAATCACTGCGGCAGCGGCCATGATCAGAAATTCAAATATCGTCGTGTCCTCGGATTTTGGAGGCTTGTTACCGGTCAGGCGCGAGACATAGAGGAAGGCGCTCGGCCATGAAACCCGGCACAAAACCCAAGCCCACCCATCTCAAATTGGTAACCGGCAATCCCGGCAAACGGGCGCTGAACCGCAAAGAGGCCAAGGCCAAAGCGGCGATACCAGCTCCGCCGGTCCACCTCACGGCCGACGCGGTCGAGGAATGGAATCGGGTCGCAACGGATCTCTTCAACCTGGGCGTTCTCTCCGAGATCGATCGGGCGGCACTCGCGGCCTATGCGCAGGCCTACGGCCGATGGGTCCAGGCCGAGCGCGCGATCGCCAAGATGGCCGAGAAGGACCAGCTGACCGGCGGGCTCATGATCAAAACATCGAACGGCAACGCGATCCAGAACCCGCTCGTGGGCACCGCCAACAAAGCGGCGGCGGACATGATGCGTTACGCCGCAGAATTCGGGATGACGCCGAGTGCCAGGAGCAGGATCGCGGCCGCGCCGCCAGAGGAAGGCGGTGACCCCGCCGACCGCTTCTTCGCCTGATCGGACTTTGGCCTATGCCGAGGCGGTCATATCTGGTGAAATCTTGGCCGGTCCGCACGTTCGCAACGCCTGCCACCGGCATGTTGCGGATCTCGCGCGCAAGGATGGCATCTGGTTCGACCATGACGCCGCCAACCATGCCTTCGCTTTCTTCGAGGAGGTGCTGAAGCTTTCCGAAGGCCAGTTCGAAGGCCAGCCCTTTGAGCTCCAGCCGAGCCAAGCTTTCATCATCGGCTCGCTGTTCGGCTGGAAGCGTAAGGACGGACGCCGCCGGTTCCGGCGCGCATACATCGAACAGGGCAAAGGGAACGGCAAATCGCCGATCGCTGGCGGCATTGGCGTTTACGGCATGACCGCCTGCAAGGAGGCTGGCGCCCAGATCTATGCGGCTGCTGCCAAAAAGGAGCAGGCCAACATTCTGTTCCGCGATGCGGTGAAGATGGTGCGGCAATCCCCGGCGCTGGCCCGGCGGCTCGAGTTTTCTGGCGGCCCCGGCCGCGAGTTCAACATCGCGCATTTGCCTAGCGGAAGCTTCTTCCGCCCGGTGTCGCGCGACACCGGCAAAACCGGCTCGGGCCCGCGACCCTATTTTGTGCTGGCGGACGAGGTTCACGAGCTTCAGGACCGGTCGATCATCGAGATGTTGGAGCGCGGCTTTAAGTTCCGCCGCGATCCGCTCTTGTTCATGATCACCAACTCGGGTTCCAACCGCAATTCAGTCGCCTGGGAGGAACACGAACACGGGGTGCGGGTGGCAGCCGGCAATCCTGATGCAGTGACCGATCCGACTTATCTCGGGCAGGTCATCGACGACACGACGTTCAGCTATGTCTGCGCACTAGATGAAGGCGACGATCCGCTGACCGACCCTAGTTGCTGGATCAAAGCCAACCCGCTCTTGGGCGTCACGATCACGGAGCAATACCTCTCGGAGGTTGTGGCCCAGGCCAAAGCCATTCCGGGGCAATTGAACGGGATACTGCGGCTCCATTTCTGCATCTGGACCGACGCCGAGACCGCCTGGATGGCACGGGCAACGCTGGAACCGCTGCTCGCCGAGTTCGAACCAAAGGCAGGCCAGCCGGTCTGGCTCGGGCTCGATCTCAGCCAGAACCGTGACCTGACCGCACTGGCCGGCGTCCAGCGCAATGGCGAGAAGAACGGCAAAC